GTTCATTAGTATTGAGCATTTTCATCATTGTCTCCTTTTTGTTAAAATGCTTGATCTTCAACCTCATCTTCCATCCAGTGTGGAAGATGCACTTGGTTGACTTCTGGCCAACCCGTACGAAAGTTATGATGCTCTTCTGCGTGCCTCATGCTTTCTAGGGTTTGGAACATTCTTTTTTCTGCGTGCTTAATATATATTTCTGAAAGCACATGGACGCCCACCGCATATGGCGGCGTTTTTTCTATTGCCACTAAATACATTTCTGAGCATGGTAGCTTGGCGCAACGCATAGTGTGCAAGTAAAAAGCTATCTGCAAATCGTAATTGTACTTGCGTAACTCTCTTTCAAAACCTTCTGGCGAAGCATCTTGCGTAGTTTTTATATCAAGTATTTCGCCTTTGCCTTTAGCACTTTGCGGAACTAAAAGACCATCTGGGCGACACTTGATGAGCATACCAGTGCGGCTGCATCGAGTAAAAATACTTGCCTCAGATATAAAGTTTTTGCTTGTAATTTTATTTCGCAAAAAGTCTGAGTTAAGCAAGGCACTTTCTGCAATCTCTAATGCAGTATCGTAGTCTTTTTCTGTTAGAATAATTTTGCCTTGCTTTACGGCAGCCTCTTTCGCTTCTTTCCAGGCATTAGTTCCACGCCTAGCAGGGCCACGCATCACACCTTCTTTTTCGTATTCTAAAATAAGAGAATGTACTGCCTTGCCCATCTCTAATACTGGACTTTCTTTGTACTCTTGACCTGCCCAGTGCATCAATGATTTGCCGTAAACAGTCTTTACGTCACTGCTTGAGATGTGCGGATGTTTTTTCTTATCGTGATAAACATAGTCGGCCATCTCATAGTCGATGGTAGTCTCCCATTTACCCATCACATATTCTCCCTTACAATGTATGTGAATGCATCCCATGACATTCTAATTTTTTCGTCATGTAAAGCATTATCTTTCATAACATACGCCAAGCGCATTACGACTGTGATTGGTTGACGGTCAAATTTGTAAATTAAAACAGGCTCTTTACTGGCGTGCTTGGCAGATTTTGCGACCTGTTCCCACCATTCTCTTTTATATGTATGACCCTTACCTGCGTATCGTTTGCACTCAATTACATAGCTCCATTTATCGTCATCAACGATAATGTCGCCGTGGTCTGCGGCTCGATATTGTTCTATATCGCGTTTTGCTTTTATGCCTAAATCTAGTTCCAACGCTCTACAAACCTCTCGCTCAAAACCCGCTCCCTTATTACGACTGTTTACCATCGTTTATTATATTCTTGTAAGTTGACAACATTTTGCCTTCGGACTGCAATCGCATAATTACTGCTTCCTCGATGTACACACTTTTAGAGCAACGTTTGCTCTTGGCTTGATCTTTTGCCGCCTCATCAACACTGGCACGCAAATGCACAGTTCTTTGTATTACTTGTTCTTCCATTTTAGTATCCTAAAAAAATATTTGACTTTGCACATCTTAATTAATACTTTAACAATGTCAAGTAACAACGGGAGTAATACTATGACAACACTAGAAAAGCATTCTAAAGCATACTACAGTGCTTCGAGTAATGCTGAAGCTCTTAGAGAGTTTATTGAAGAAAATCACCCTAGTTTAAGAGGGATTGCAGAGGAAGTTTGTAGGGGTATAGACCTTATGGACAAGTATACCAATGTGGTCTCACAACCTAGTTGATTTTATATTAGAAATGCATGGCGTCCGTCTAGTATGGACGCCATCATACGAAGGTGAAGAGCCACCGTTTTAGAGTAATAGATATGAACTGCAAAAAATGTAATAATAAAAAATATATTGAGGTGGAAGTAACGTATCCAATCTTTTTTTTACCAGGCGTTGGGTATGTCAAAGTAGAAAAGAAACCATGTGCGGAGTGTAACCATGTTGGAAATAACACCAGCGGATCGAGCGATACTAACCCATCTGCGCCAGTGCGTAGATAGACTACAAGAAGAAGAATTTAGGTTGGATGCTCATCCAAACGTCAAACAAGACCTATTTAGAGCTAGGCAAGAACTAAAAACGTTTACATCACAGTTGAGACAAAAAGGAGTAAATATATGACCGAAGAAGAGATAGCAGAACTTTGGAAAAAGATGGTTAAAGAAGAGAAAGACAAACATCGCAAAGCTTTGCATGGCTCTTCTAAAAGCATAACAGCAGAGAATAAATTTAGACTTTTGAAAAATAACGGTAAGAGATGCACAAAATAGCGGTTTGGTTTTCGTGTGGTGTCGTGAGGAAGCCTAAAGCGGATTTAAGTTCGAGCAGGAACATGAAAGACCGATGGCTAAAGGCTTCCTCTGCAAAGAGGATAACATATTAGAAAGGACAGGCAATGTTGTTTTTAAATAAAATTAAACCGATTGTCTTAAATGTTTATATGCCTGAAGAATTTGAGGGTTATGATATTGTTTGTAAAACAGGCAACGATAAAAAGCCTTTTATGAAACCAAATAAAAATAAGTTTGGTGACATATCGTCTTGCTTCGGATTAATCGAAATGCAGAAGCGGTCACTGACTTTAAAAGCGTGGCAACAAATAGACATCATACAAGATCAAAATCAAATTAATTTTGAGCCTACTAACGGAGTATATTTTCGTAGTGAGGTACACACATATCAGACTTGTGGTTTTGCAGAAAAAGAAAATATTGAGGTTATTAAAATAACGCCGCCCATAGTTATAACGTGTAATGAAAGTATGAACTTTTTATATACGGCAAGCCCTTTTGCGTATCATCCGCTTAACATTATTAGCGGCATCAATAATCTAAAATATAACTGCCAGACAAATTTTTTTATTTACTTTGAAAAAGGTAAGAAGCTTAATTACACAATCAAGGCTTTGTCACCGCTCATACATATAGTGCCACTAAGCGATAGGCCGATAAAGCTAAACTATATTTATGATTGGAAAGAAACGACTAAAATAATTCATTTAAAAGGCTATAAAATGTTTAAGAAAAACAAGATGTATAAAAGAATGAAACTTTTAGAGGGCAAGTAGTTGGAATATTTTACATTACTTACAGTTTATTATGAGTTCTTAGATTACCCTATGGAGTTTAGCGTTTGGTTTTACAATCAAAATGATTGTTGGGATGCAGTAATAGAAAAAGTTTCTATCTATAAACTTATAGATGCAGAGCAAGCAACTTGCCAGGAAAGTGACATAGTTTCTAAAGCTATAAAGCCTAAAGTTAGACCTTGGTAAGCCACTCATAAATCTTTTTAGTTTGTTCTTCACGATCCTTGAGGCCATGTGTGCCGCCGTTTACACGCTTAGTTACAGCCTTAATCGTGTCATCATCAACGCCCTTGTCACATATAGTGAATAGGTTGTTAGACCTAAAGAACCACAAAGCACTTTCAAAAGCGTATTCAGTCTGCACTAGGAATGGGTTATCCATTACATCTGGCAACCTCATTTCAGACGAAAATGATCTGAAGTTAGAACGTCCTGTTAACTGGATAAAACCAGCGCCAGAAAATTTATATCCATCGCCTGACGCTTCGTCACCATTGCCCATGCGATCACTATAAACATTGTTTGCTAGTGCCTCTGGGTTCTTTGTGTATGGCTGTGCGGCTTCTACAGATTTAAATCGGCTAGGCCAAACCGCCATTAGTCTCTCTGGCGTACTGTAATACAAACCTTCTTTGGTGCGCTTAAAGCCACCGCTCTCATGGTGAGCTTGGCCCAGGAGATGCGCCCCACGCTTATCTGACAGTTCATAATGTTTTGCGATAGCTCTAGCAGTATTAGGACCAAACGATCCATCGTCTTTTACGCCACACTTAGCTTGTAATATTTTTAATGCATCACTCATTATTTTTTCCTCACAAACTGTTTGTACCCTTTCACGCCGAATGACGCGCTTATTGCAATACCTAAACTGTAAAAATACCAGTCAGGCGCTTTGTGAAGTTGCTCAAAGCCTCTATCTACAATGCCCTCTGCACCTGGCACAAAGGCTAAAATTAATGGAATACTTAAAACAATTACAAAAAATTCGTCTTTCCAGCTCGAACCGCTGTTTTCTGCCATAATACGTTCCCAATCAGCAACGCTTGTTTTTTCTGACAACAGTATCTTTGCTTTAGCTTCTGCTTCAGTTAACTTTAGTTTAGCTTCTGCTGCTTGCTTGGTTGTTTTTGCATCAAGCCAGCTACTAGCAAGACCTGCTACTGGCCCTAATAATTGTCCTATCATTCTTTTTTGCCCATGTTTGTAAAACCATAGTAAGCAGCTACTATAGCTGCAATACTTACATAGTATATATTACTCATGCTTGATAACATTTCTGATGCTTGCGGTAGTTCCATCCACTCTGTAAAGACTACGCCAAACGGAAATAAAAGCATACCCGTCAAGCTAAACCACGCCATTCTGCGTTGAGCATCGCGCTTGGCATCAGCATCGAGCATTTGCCTACGGCGATCATCAAGCATAATTTCACGCTCTTCGGGATCTATTTTTCCGTTGTCATTTAGATCATATTTAGCTTTTGGCATCTAAAAACCCTCTCGCAACTCGTAAGTCACTTGTTTGTATAGCAACTTTATTGTCATCTGTATACACAACATATCTTTTATGTTTTACCTCAATAAGCTTCACTTAATCCAATCTCTAAGATCAATCCAATCCATGTAATGCAGATACCCCACACAGCCTATAAAAGTCGTTAACAATAGCAAAGCGATTGCTATTAAGGTAAGTGCAAAATCAGCCCTTTCCTGTGCCTCACGCCTTGCTTGAGCTTCTGCTTCACGCTTCTCTTGTAAAACTTCTTTCCTTATTCGAAGCAAAGACTGCCACTGGCTTAATCCTAGATTGTTTGTTACCCACTCGCGGAGTTCCTCTTCGGCCTGTGCAGCCTCGCGTTCTTTTGCCCATCTGTCGAGGGCAATACTGTTTGTATCTGAGCTAGTGATGCCTTTTTTTTGCAGTTTTTTCTTAGCTGCATCCGTTGCATCAAAAAATTCACCAATCTGTTTTGACAAAGAGGCAACGGTCTTGCCTGCGGCTAGTCCAGATTTCAGTCCTGCTAATATCGTTAAAGGGTCGATTTTTACATTCCGTCTTTACGAGTAAATTCAACAGTCTTTTCTAATATTGCTACCCTTGCTTGAAGTTGAACTAATTGAGTAAAATAATTAATCATGTTTTCCACCTCATCCCACAATTCGCTGTCAGCTTCCTCATATTCTTCTTGCATTTCTACGAGAATATCTATCATTTCCTCGATATTATCAGTGTTTTGTTCTACATCCCTTATAAGGTTAGTTCTGTCAGTAGCATTATTTTCTATAGTCAAAATTTCTACTTGTGAGGTAAGTCCTTCAATTATAGAAGCTTGCTGAGAAGCATACCAAATGCCGCCACCCACAGTAGATACAATCGCCACCACAGCAGATGCGGCTACAGCTATATTTACCTTGGGCAATTCCATGTTAATATGTGCCTCTCCAAACTCTTAGGTCTTGGAACTCATTATCCATTAGCTTACGCTTTATGATTTCTTTTACCGCATGAGTATCTGTCCAGGAAACACCAGCTTCTTTTATCCAGATATTAACCAGACCCATATCTACGTTTCCAACGTATTTATTATCAGAGCCAAACGCATTTTCTGTATGCTGCCTTGCATACTCAGCATCCTTTAGCATTTGCGATCCGTCAAAGGTACTTTTGATGATCATCTTATCACCATCAAAAGTAACTGTTTCCTTAATCTTATTAGATAGATTAGGCATCTTCCCAAGCCTCATTTTCTGGCGTGCTAGGGTCATCCGCTTTTAACGTTCCATCTTCATTTCTTGCCCGCTTTTTTTTTGCGGTAGCTTTCTTGGCAGGTTTAGGTTCTGCCTTTAATATTTCAAATGCAGATGGCTTCATAACCATAATCTTTTTTACTTCTGCATCTGGCAAATCAATTTCATCACCATTTCTAAAGATACCTTTAGATGTTGAGATGCTTCTATCCTTAACTAATACTTTCATTTTAATCTCCTGTTAAAGTAGGGGCAAAAATGCCCCTACCCATAATCTTATTATGAAGTTGTGTTATCAGCAATAATGCCATTTGCAGCTTCATTTTTAGCGCAAAGTGTAAGTTCTGTTACGACTTGGCGTTTGCTGCTGTCGCCTGTTTTGGCAAGCTCTACGTTCTTAGTTGGACGCAGTACAGCAATTTCCCACATATCATCTTGCATGATGAATACGTCACGAGAACGGTTCTCGCGGCTTGGAATAAACTCTACAGTTCCCCAAGGTGTAACGTATACTGCAAGCGATTTAATAACACGCTCATCACTGCCTTGCACGTTTGAACGTTGGTTGTTGTTACCTGTAAATCCTAGTGCCACATTCATTTGAAAAGCGCTAAGATATACACTATCTGGGTTGCCCCCGTTCTCCCATACTGACTGCATAACTGTGTCAAATTTAGTTTGTGAGAATGCTGTTGGAGTACCATCGTCTGTTCGAGCGTCAGTACCATCTCCAGTTGGGTTAGCACCAGAGTTACCTGATTGGAAGTCTACGTTTGTAGTCATCCAAGATGGTGCGCCTGCCAACTCTCTAGCAGTAGATGAGTTACCCGCCACTTTTGCGTTATTGTCGAATAAGGCTTTTTCGATGTCTAACTTTTGCTCTTTTGCAATCTTTAGCACCTGATAAGCCATCTCACGTTGGCGACCTGCTTTGTCAAGACCTTCATCCGTATCTGGAACAGTCACAGCATTTTTGAAAATCTGTGTTCTGTTGTTTAGACGGGTTGTTGCAGTCATTGCATCCGCAGTTGTCTCATCTCCTTCAATGTGTGCATTTGTAGCACTACTTCTTAAAGACGCTGTTTGCCATTCAACCAAAGTATTTTTCGCAGTAGTTTTGCGAGACTTTGTGTGAAATGGTGTTTCTTCTGGAGAAACGTTTGTGATGATATCAGAAAGGTCTTCTCTGATCCCGACAGCATCATAACTGTCGAATGTATTGGTTGGTTGTGCCATATCTCTTTCCTTTTCAACGGCTTACAAGGATTATCCTTGTTGGTTCATAATTAAGTCGATTGCATCTTCAATTCGACCACTCTTTTGCAACCTTTGTTGCTGCTTTCGGCGAGTAGAACCAGCAGGATCGGCAACCTTCTTTGCACCAGCCTTGACAACAGGTTTGGCTTTCTTACCTTTGGCTTCTGCCTTTTTCCTGTTTGCCACAATACGCTTATACTTCATCGCATCATTAGCCATTTCTATGTAGCGTGCATCTGCGGTTAGAGCGATTTCTTCATCGCTAAAACCATATTCACGCCCAACGCCCATCAACGCATCCCAGTGAGCTTTGCTCTTGCTAGTGTCTGCGAGTTCAGGAATTTTAGCTTTGATTATGTCAGCTTGCTCTGCAAGATATATCCGATGTTCTTCATCGGCTTGCTTCTGCTTCTGTTCTTGCAATTGTTGTATTTGGTATTGTTGTTGTTGGTACTGCTGCAAATCGGCGTCATATTTAGCTCTTTGCTCCATATAAGCTATGGGGTCACTCTCAGCCAAAGTGTGATCTGGCATTTGAGGTGGTGTCGCAAAGCCTTGTTGAGCTTGAGCGTAAATTTGTGCGATCTGTTGTTCTCTCTGTGCTATCTCGGCCTGTTTCTCTTCCAGTTGCTTGCGTGTCTGGGCGATCTCCTGGAACCGATTATTAATTGCACCTTGGCCTGCCGCAGATTGCTTAAGCTGATCTAGTGTCCAATGCTCTTCTTTGCCGTCAATTTTTACGGGGATGAGATTGTTTTCCTCAGTAGCCTCTACTTCGTCCTCGGTTTCTATTTCCACATCTTCGTAATCTTCCTCAGATGCTTCTAGCTCATCAAGCTCTTCAGCTTCCTCAATTTCTTCTACCTCAACCTCTTCGGCCTCTGGCTCCGCAATTGGTTCTTCTGTTTCTACTTGATTAGTTTGGCCTGTTTCTTCTTGCGCTGGCTCTATTAGTTTTTCTACTGCGCTGTGTAGGTCAGTCGCTTCCACGGTGCTGCTCCTTATTGTTTACGATCTAAAAGTGTCTCTGCCATTATAGCGGCGTCAAGTTCCACTTCGATCTTGGTTAATGCACGCAACATTGCGTGCGCCTCTTCGCGTATCTCAATGTCTTGAGCCACGCTAGTCGTAAAAAGCCTAATTTGCTCATTACGAACATCCTCTATAAAATCTGTAAAAGCGGTATCTGCTTTTAACCTTTTTGCGTCATCTGACTTTATGCGTATATCTTTTGTCAAATTCCTGCCATTCTCATCATAGATTCATTATGCATACGCTCTTTATCTTGCTCAGATTTTATTCTAGCAATATCTACAGAAGATCCGTATTGCCCTATAGTTTTAGCTGCATCTACATATAAATCTTGTGCCATTTGATCTCTAGCCAAATCGTCTTTCATAGCCATCTCATGCATTTTGCGCTGGTTTTCCATCTGCGCTTTAGTCATCTGAACTTGTGCATTTGTCTGCGCTTTTAACGCTTCTGCTTGCACCATTGCTTGCGCTGGATCGGATGGCTGCTGACCCGCTAGTGCTGCTTGCTGTTGTTGCTGCATCTGCAATAGTTGCATCTCTATCTCTGGCGTAATTGGCGCAAAGTAACGATCTGCGTTTCTAATACCGCTCGATGCTAATATGTCTGATAGAGTATTACGGATGTTTGTAAGCGATACTAAGCCATTCATAGGGCCGTATGTCTGATACACCATAGTTTGCTGCTGTAGGGCTAACGACAAAGCGCCCATTTTATCCTCTTCTCTGCCAGTGCCAAGACCTACGTTAATGCTAACATCCATATCTATGTCAAACGCTTTTGGATCGACAGGTTGGAATCGCCCGTTCATACGCATCATTGCGCCGTTTTCCATATTCTTTTGCAGCAATCTTAGCATTAAGCCAAACAAGTCTCTTGCCCCATCTGCTAGATTACGCACCATCACTTCTACTTGCCCTGCTGCGGCTTGCACAGTGGCTTGTACAGCAGCCTTAGTTGTGGACTGCATTGCATCAGGGTCTAGCCCCATAGACGCCCTGGTAACGCCTGTCTTGCCCTCTACAAGCTGATCTAGGTATGTAAGTGCGCTTAGTGTCTGTCCTGCTGTAAATGGCACAGCTAGGTCCTGAACCGCACCAGGCTGCCTCATACGCACAATCGCACCGATCTCATTGTTCAGTACATCGTCTATATTAACTGCACCATCAACGATACCAACGCGGGGATTGTTAGTCATAGCTACGTTATCGAGTATGCCACGCAATATGCTTGTTGCTGCGTCTTGGTCATCAATCACAATATCTGCAATGCTTCTGCCATAAAAGGTGTGCGGCTCTGGATCAATTTCAAATTTTGCAAAAGGTATTTCGTCTGCGAGTTCGTAATCTAGTAGTTTGTACTTTGTTCCGCCGCACAAAAACTTGTGTAACACAGCTACGCCTGTGCCGTCTACATCCATACGCATATATGCTTCTGTTACAGTAACCTGGCGCATAGATGGGTCAGAGCTTGTTTCGTTAAAATCATCTTCATAACCTTGTCTCTCAATACGCTCTGCCTCAGTCATCTCTGTGCCTGCGTCAAAGCTATCTAGGTCAAGCACTATCTCTGGATCAAAGCCCATCGCAATTAAATCACCCGCACGCATTTCTGTGCGGTGGGCAATAACATGGGCATCTTCTAAAGTTCTACAGTTTCTATCTACAAAGAACTCTTCTGGCGGTACGCTTTCTATCTTTAAGCAACCTCTTGTTTCTTTGCGTGATACTTTAGCAGAATGAACAGGCGTTTGCACCTCAACGCCTTGTTCATCCATGCTCATTTCCTGCTCAACTGTATGCTCAAGAACCGTTACGTCATCGTCCTGCACCAAGAACGTGTATTCATCATCGTCTAGGTTAGTGTAAGTATATATTTCTGCGGTGGGCATTTCTTCCCAATATGCTTTTACTATGCCTTGCTTTTTAATTAGAGCATCGTGAAAAGCATCGTTTAGCACTCTATAACCGTTGCTTCTTTGAAACTCATAATGCACATAATCTGTGGCTTGCTCTGCCATATTCACATCTTCTGGGCCATGCGGCATAAACTCTACAGGCTTTGCAGTGCTTAGAAATACACGCATCAATGATGGTTTAATCGCACGCACCGTATCTCGAACCTTAGTAGCGACTACTTTGCTTCGACCATCCTCGTAGCCTATATCTACTTCACCATCATAGTAACGTTGTGATCTAATGCGATCCTCTGATATTTCGCTCTCTACAAAGTCTACCGCATCGTCTATAGCGTTTTGAACAATAGTTTCTATCTCACGTTCTGTTTTGGCTTTTAATTCCATTCTATTGCTCCTGAGATTTCATAGCGTTAGCAATTACACCAACAAACATTCTTGCATTTTCTGGTGTAAAAAATGTTGGGTCACTTTCAACCATTTTCTTTATTAAATACTGCCTACCCTTATCGGTCAAAGCTAATTTGTCAAAAGTTGCTGGTCCAATTGTTGCTACAGCAACGCCTACCTCTCCAGGTAAACCAAGAAGCTGCGCTGCCTGATAACCAGCAACACCTCTTGTTCCATATCTTGTTACTGTTGGCCCTATTATGGCAGCAAGATTTTCTGCTGATCCACTCGTCGCAGGAAATTTTAAAAGCTCATCTGCATTAGCTACCAAGTTACCTAAATCACCTCTCTGCCTTTGAGCATATTGTCTTTTACTTTGCATTTTTAAGGCAGATGCCATTTGACTTGGTGATAACAAGTCACCCTTTGCTGCTGTCGCGGCTCTTTCAACAGCTAAATAATCTCTATACATAGACCTTGCATTTTTTAACTTAGTAAAATCAGATGATCTATCCAGATCACTCAATGTTTTATTCATTGCTTCATCTATTATATCAAGCATCTCAATCGCTGTGTCTTTAACTGGCTTTTTAGGGCTTGTTGTCATCCTACTAAGCTCCTGCCTAAACGAAATATACTCATCAGGCTGCAATGGATTTGCCCTAATTGCATCTGCAATTCTTCTATTAACAAGAGCAAAGTAATTTGACATGTCTTCTATTTCAACGCCAGTAGGCTTGAGCTTTTTAAAGTTTTGCAATGCTTTTGATGATCTTCTTGCATCTCCAGCGCTAAACTTTACATTTGTGCCAGATATAACATCATTCATCATTCCGCCAATTCTAGTTTGGGCTTCAACCAAAGCTGAACTGTCGGCAATTTTTGATGTGGAGCCTATTTTATTCATAACAGCAGAAGTAAAGTCTTGGAGTTGAGACTTTGCAAATTCTTCTCCGCCTGTAGATCGAGCCTCTGATCTAAGTAATGACTGATCTCCCAAAGCTTGACCAGTGCTGACCTTTATGCCCTGATCCTCAAGATTGGCTGCTCTTTTTATTCTGGTTGACTGAGTTTCAGATAAACCTGATGTATTTGCAATTTCTTTTAAATTTTTTGTTTTTCTTAAATCAGTAACTGCTTTTATTGTTTCAAGAGTTTTTGCTGTGGGGACAGGGGCGGCAACCTCACCTGCTATTCGGGCGGCAAGTTGCAATCCCTCACCTGCTCCAGCTTTTTCTGCTGTTTTTTCTGCTGCATAACCAGCAGCAGCAGGTGCGGCTGCGAATGTTAAAGGCCTAGCTCCAGCAAATGGTAAAAGCTCACCTGTTCTTTGAGCTAGCTCTCCAGCAACTGTTTTAGGCTGGTATCTAGCCCCTAAAGCTGTTGCCGTTGGCTCTATAACTTCTTTCTGAATATCAACATAACCTGGAAGAGACATCCTCTCTTCTTTAGTCATTCTTTCAAAACCCAAAAGCCCCATAGGTTTTTCAAGTAAAAAACCAATACCCTGTGCAGCAAGATCAGGCAGAGACGCTACAGCCTCAACGCCTCTAATTATTCCGCTATACCCACTTTGAGTAATATCAGCCATATCAATTGCTTTTGGTTCTATTTGTTCTTTCTCTAAAGGCTCTTTCATTCCTGTTCTTATTTCTTTATAAGCCTGAGAGACTGTGTTCCACTCAGGAGAGCCTTGTTTGTCTTTATTAGAAACAAGCCATTCTGCGTATTTTTGCGCTCTTTGTTGAGTAGTAGCCATTATTAATCAAGTCCTACAAGAGTATCTGCTGTGCTAAAATCGTATGCGTCTTTCTTCTTTTTAGCTTCTTTTAAAATGTCGCTTGTATCTATTCCGTCCTGTTGATCAAATGTATCCATAAGCCCATGAAGTTCATCTAGTGTGGGTAAAGTTGCCTCTGCTCTGTACCCGAAAAGAGTTCCTTCACTCATAAAATGCTCATACATTTGTTGTTTGGCTGTTGCCGATGTAGCCATTTGTTCCAATAATGCATTTAATCTTTTTAGATTCATTTCTGGGCTTAGTCTTTGATTATAAGCCCTTTCAATAAGAGCTAAACCTTCAGCCTGAGTAAACTGCGCTCCAAGTATTTCCCTCAAGTTTCTTTGAACAACTTCTTGAACTCTATTTCTAATATCTGTTGCTTCAGGATTTAAGAAAGATTGAACAAGATCATTCTGAACACCAACAAGAGGACCGCTTGTTGTTCTTCCTTGAGATGTTGCTAAGTTAATATCAGTTATAACGTCTCTAATTTGATTGATATTTTTTGATGCATCTGCGGCACCGCCAGAACTCCATTTAACAGCATCTTTTGCAAATTCTTTATCAAGCGTCTCAAAAGCTTTAGGTGGACCGCCCTCTCCTCCGTAAGAAACAGATACGGTTGGAGCTTTAGATTTTTGAAATGCTAAAAAGTCAACATAAGATCCCTTATATCCACCAGAAATTGCTTTTTCATACTCCTGAATAGATGTAGGAACTTTTGCTGTCGTTAAGCCAGCTTTGTATTGCTCAAGATCTTTCTGCCTGTTAAAAGAACGCTCCTCGCTCTGCAACTGCAAAACTTGTGCATAAGCTTGCTGCCCAGTTAACGCACCACTTTCAACCATGCCTGCAAGTTGGTTTGCCATGTCAGTGCCTAACCCACGCAAATACTCAACAGTCTTGTTTTTCGCTCGATTAGCAGTGCGCTGCTGCTGTATTGTTTGCAGCCTAGCGTCTAATCCAGGGTCTGGCCTTAACCTCATTTGGTTAAAACCTGATGCTAATGCTCCTGCTACGTCACGAAAATCTACCATTTAGCTAATCCTACATTCCATAAACTTTTGCTGCGGTTTCCGCTCCAAGCGATAAATAATCATACAATCCAGGCTGGTATGTTTGACTTGATCCTTGAGTGCCTTGCGTTAACCCTGCCCCACCAAACAATGCCGCTAAACCTTGCTGTGGTGATCCTGTATACCCTAAGTATTGATTTCTAGCCGCATCAATTAAAGCTTGCATTGCTGCTTGCTGCATTCCGCCTTCTAACATTTGCTGTTGCTGTATAGACTGACCATAACCAAATGCCTGCTGACCTGCGCTTTGCAGTCCTTGCGCTGCTCTAAAAGCATTATCCATAGACCTGTCATATCCTGACTGCCTCATTTTTGCAGCCTGATCAGCCATTAGCTGTGTATAACCTTTAGCCATCTCCGCCTCTGCAATGCCATGCCGCGATCCTCCAAACGCACCTGCCGCTTGAGCTTGCGCTCCTAAAGTGTTTTGGGCGCTAAGAGCTTGCTGTCCAACATCGCGTAAAGTTTGCTGCACTACCTGATTTTCATATGGGTTCATAAGATTTGCAGCAGCAGCACTTGGATCTGCATATGTTTGCATTGCACCTTGCTGCGCTTGAGCGGCAGCCTGATATGGATTTGTTGTCATTGCTGGATTTGCTGAAGCGCCCATCTTACTTACCCTTCCTTCCACCTTGCATTTGCAATTCTACTGGCCTATTAGCTGCGGTTCTAGATCCAGCCTGTCCTGTCATTGGGTCTATCATAAAGCTATCTAAGTAAGCTGCCTGACCTGGCCTTCTAGATGCTAACTCACCAACTGATGCGTCAAATGCATCACCTGATGAATAACCTGTCACACCGCCCATTGTTTTTGTTTCTGGCAAATATGATTTACCTCCACCAGTAGGCATACCAAAAGCTTCTGCCATTTGTCTTGTTGCCGCAAAAGACGCCTCCTGTTGCGGTGAAAACGCCGCAACGTCTGGCCCATAATATGGAACATATCCTAACGAAGAAACATCCTTAGACATTCCAACGCCTTGTTGAAGCGCTTCCTCTGCAAAAGCAGGCATTGTTACTTCTGTATCTTGACGACCGCCTTTACCACCGCTCATCTTATATCTCCTTTTGATATGAGGCGTGCAGTGCTTCCCACCCATGCGCCTTTAAAGGTTTCTTCCATCCAAAACGACCTGTAATCGTTAATGCTTCACATTCATAATGCTTTGCCCAAGCTGTAACATCATCATGCATATCTAACAACTGATCTAGCTCTCCACCGCCTAAAAACACGTTTAGCACCTTTTTTCTTGGATATACCACAATTTCTGTAACAATGCACCCCCTTGGGCTAGGCCACAATTGCATACGTCCATCTATAATACCTTCCGCTATATCTTCAAATATATGCGTGCCTCCACTATACTCTAAAGCCGCCTCTATCCAAGGGCGGCATCTTTCTAATTCATTTACTTGTGTATCTTTAGGCATTTAATATGTAGACAATGCTACCCTCTTCCAAATTGCGCTACTTCCATCGTGTGCAGCCGTACAAATATAAATATAATTAGTATCCCAAGCTATCATTCCTGCCCCATCACCTGCCGCGCCAACACTAGAGCTAGGAGTGGTTTGTTTCATGGCTACTTGTTTGAATGCGTTTTGTGCTGATACTACAGGATAATTTCTTTCTTCATCCCATAAAAAAACTCCATTTTCTGATGGGTTATCATCTGATGATTTAAAGTACAGCTTACCTAAATTACGCTGCAAATAGTTAGTAAGCTGCCTACCCCATTGTGATAGGTCTTGGCTTATAACTGGTAAAATAGGAGCAGGCATTAACGTGTACCCCCTATTGTAGCTTCAAGCCTCATTATACCTACACGCCAATCCGCAAGCCTTGCGCCCTGTACCCTCATGCGAACCTGTCTACCACTAAACCTAGCGTCTGTAGGGTTAGCAGGCGTAAATGGGCCATGTGATGTTTCTATATCGTTAGGATGATACCTTGTTTTGAAGGTCATGTTTACGTCGCCTTGCGTGACTTCATCGGGTATGACTGACGTAACGTACATAATGTTCTCACCAGTACCAGCCGATACTGGACCTGTTTCCGCAAAGATTGCACCGTTATCTACGTTAAAGCCAACCTCATGCTCTTTCATATTAGCGTGTGTTGTATCCCAATCAGCCATCATAGGATATCTAAATACGCCACGCTCAACGCCAGACGTTCTTGATAACTCGCCAATCATCCAATGATTTTCGTTATAATCATACGCAACGTAACGATCTATTTCTACACTACTTGACGATGGATAAAACCACCACACTTCGCCATATTGCGGTATGCCCATCGCCCATATTTTAGTTTGCTGAGAAGTATTAATATCACCAAAAATATAATCATGCACATCGCATTTTATAGTTTGTACTGTGTTACCATTAAACAAAAAGAAGTTTTCTTGCCCAATAAAAAAAACGCCTCGATCCGTGTCTACCGCTCCACGGCTTGTTACAGTGCCGCAGGATGTACCTACTCGCTCAAAGCCATAAACGTAGGGTGGCCCTTGATACCGCGCTGTGTGGGCGTCTACGTCAGTCAGAATAAGCGTTTGGCCTCTAGTTCTAACCGCTTGCATAATCTGCCCTGCGGTTTGCAACTCTATATCTCCTGCCTCATTAGTTGACGCAGGCGTCCATTGGTTTCGATCTTCTCTATCGCACCAAGATATTTTACGGCTATTACCACCAGAACCTAATGCGAAGATAAAACGCTCTTCAGTCACAACTAACCCAAGATTAGATAATGGAGCATTTGTTATTGGTGTAGCTATCGCTGCTAGTTTTAGAGATGTATCTGTTACATTAACATTTTGCTCCGCATTAGTAGCAGGATAAATTTGTATTGTGACGCCAGTATCGTCTGTGTCAAATCTAAAAAAGCTATTACCTATTGGTAAAGTTTTATCGAGCAAAACAGTAGTCGTTGTAGTGCCAATAATCTTAACTTTTAGTGAAGGTATAGTTGTTTCATCTGCATCAGTGTCAGGGTCACTTACAGATATAGTAAAATGATACTTGCTGCCACTTGTTAGACCCGTAATAGCTTGCTCTAAGTTTGCAGCCGTTGTGCCTGTCCACTCTGCCTGACCAGAGTTTATAGCCCAACCAGTGCCTAGCGTCCAATCTGTGCCTGCACTAAAACTGTTATTTGTAATAAGCTCAGAGCCAGTGACAATATTTAAATCCCACTCAATTAATCTACCATCATCATAATGGCAACCAACAAGTAACTCACCAAAGTTATCTAAACTCCAAAACGTAGCAGGTTCAGGAATAGAATTTAATAGCTGCTGTCTTGGTGTACCCCAAAACCCAACACCATATGAACCTTTACCAAACCCTGCGCTTACAGCCGCATCTATACGTCCAGTTGCTAAATTTTCTGGTGTAATGTCGTAGCATAATCCACCACCTGTCATTGCAACTAATGAATTATGTGAACCGCCTGCTAACCATGTGCTTTGGTTAAGAGCTTCCCAAGCGTGCATACCTCTTATTGGCTGCAAAGCAAAATCTTGCTTACGATCACGCCAACCACCAATCGGCCTAAGAGAACCATCAAGCCATCTTACTAAGCTTCCTTCGCGCCACCTACCAGATTGCTCATAGTCCGTACCTATTCTGTAAAATCCTGATGGTATATCTAAAGGTACTAAAGCCATTTTTATGTTTTCATAATGTAAGCCAAAGCATAGTATGGCGGTCTGTTTTCGTGAGATTGTCCACCACCTGTAGCATTTGAAGTTCTTGTTTGTGTGGCGTATGGGTTCCAAGTTGTTTGTAAATCAAAATCTCTATCCACCCCTGGATTTCTTCGTTGATCCGCAGTGTATTGATCAATGTAAGTGTGGGTGTGAGAAGGTATCTGGCTAGTTGTCAATGTCACGCTATCTGCACCGCCAGTGTCGCCAACATTATAAGTTCCTGAACTATCGGCGTCTGCATGAACAACAAACTTACCTGTTAAATTAGGTGTTCCATTTGTGCCATCACATAAAGCCCACCCAGTAGGTATTGCTGCGACTGTACCGCTCCACAAAATTATACCGCCAACAGGAAATGTTTCTAATGTTGTCTTTCCTGCTAAGAGGTTTATTTCTGTTGCTGTGGCTGTAACGCCATCCATAATGTTTAGTTCAGCCGCAGTTGATGTAACGGCAGCGCCGCCAATCTTCCAAGAGCCAGCCGTTAAATCTGGCTCTATTGTGCCGCTAGTTCCGTTTACAGCGTTCGTTATTGTATCTAACGCCGTATTGAGCGTTGTCCCCCAAGTGTTCTCACTTGATCCCACAACAGGCTTGGTAACTGAGATTGCCATCTTATAATCCTCGTTCTTTATGCCAACTTAGCATTTTTCTAATCATCCGTCCATGTTCCTGTAGCTGTCGCGTCATCCACCCATATTCCTGTTGCCGCACTGTCATTAGCCCATGTGCCTTGATCTTGTGCGTCATCGCTCCAAATACCGTCACCTTCACAATATCCCACTAACCAATAACGCTTGCCTGCAAATACAATATTAGC